TTTGGCAAGAGCAAGGCGTTGGCCTCTTGGACTTGCTTCTCTTGCAGAAAAGTATGGTGGAGTGCAAAAGGAAAAAGACCTTGTGGCACCGTATATCAAGGAAGGCAAGACCTTCTACGAAATCCCTTGGGAAATAATTAAAGAGTACGGCGAGGCTGATGTACTCGCCACGGAGCAAGTTGCACTTGCACAACTAGATGCCTTTGGCACAACATTCGAGGAACTATTCAATGAACAACCGGAGTCTCTTGCCCACCTTGCGTCTGTCGCTTGAAATGACAGACACGCTCTCTCGTGTAGAGCAAAACGGAATCAAGATAAACAAACAAACCTTGGCAGAAATTCGCGAACAGTATCAAAGCGAACTGTTCACCCTTGAGCGGCGGCTCAACGAACTGGCCCAAGAAGCTATGGGTGACACACCAATAAATCTAGCCAGCCCCGATGACAAGTCCCAACTGTTCTACTCTTGCAAGGTAAGGGATAAGAACAAATGGGCCACCATATTTAATCTTGGACACGAGATTAGGGGCGCAGGAAAGAAACCAAAACGCCGCCCCAGAATGTCCCGCCAAGACTTTAACAGGAATGTTTTCAACAACACCGATGTTGTATACAAGACCCGTGGTAGCCAATGCGGCGATTGCGGCGGTTTGGGGCGGTACAAGGCCCGCCGAAAGGATGGGACGGTAGGTAAGGCGGTTCGCGTCTGTAAAGCCTGTGAGGGAAGCGGAGTGCGCTACGAATCGACAGGTGAGGTTGCGGGGTTCAAGCTTATCCCCCAAGGTGTTTTTAGTGTGGCGTCAGCCGGTTTCAAAACAGACAGGGATACCCTAGAGTCTGTGATGACATCGTTGCGTGGTTCTGCCCGCGAGTTTGCTGAAGCGTACATCCGCTACAATGCTGTTCGAACCTATCTCAACTCCTTTGTTGAGGGGATGGAAAACAACATGGATGGGAGCGCATTCATCCACACAGAATTTATGCAGTGCATTACTGCGACAGGACGTTTGTCTTCTCGCAACCCGAACTTCCAAAACATGCCGCGAGGTAGCACGTTTGAGATTAGGCGGGCTGTCGAAAGCCGGTTCGAGGGAGGTTCGATTCTTGAAGGAGACTATGCCCAGCTAGAATTTAGAGTGGCAGGTTTTCTTGCGAACGATTCGGCAGTTCGTTCTGATGTCGAGGCTGGAACTGATGTCCACAGCATTACAGCCAGCATCATTGGATGCACACGCCAAGAAGCAAAGGCGCACACCTTCAAGCCTCTTTATGGCGGTGTGTCTGGAACAGATGACCAAAAACGATATTACACTGCGTTCAAAGAAAAGTACGCGGAGGTTACACAGTGGCACGACAAGCTGCAAAAAGATGCCGTGACTAAAAAACACATAACCTTGCCTTCAGGACGCCAATACGCTTTTCCCAGTGCAAGGTGGACAGAGTGGGGCACTGCCACTGACCGCACTGCAATTTGCAACTACCCCGTGCAGGGTTTTGCAACTGCGGACCTACTGCCTATGTCTTTGGTTTTGTTGGATAAACGGGTTCGCGAACTGGGGTTGCGTTCTGTGATTTGCAACACGGTTCACGATTCGATTGTCATGGATGTTTTTCCCGGAGAAGAAAAAAAATGTGTTGACGTGATGGCTGAATGTATGTTAGCTATCCCTCTTGAAACAAAGAAAAGATACGGAGTTTCTTATGACATGCCAGTTGGTATCGAATTAAAAATGGGTAAAAATTGGCTTGACTTGAAGGAAGTGTTGACCGTATAATATGTTTTCAACCCTAAACCAAAGAGGATAAAATGGGTACAGAACTACAGACTTTGAACGACGAATTAGACACCTTTGTAACTGCTTTTGATGAGGGTAACGAAGAAGCCCTTATGAAAATCAGTGGACAGGCAGACGATAGTGCCAAGCCCAAGATGGGATTGCCTCGTCTGACCATTAACTACGAAACTGAAACCGATGAGGGTATCACCTTGAAGCGTGGTGCGTGGCGAATCTGGAACGGTTCGGCTCCGGCGTATGCTGACAAGGTTCACATCCGTCCCTTGATGCGTACCTACGAATGGTCAGTCTGGGACCAAGAAGAAGGCCGCTTCTCTTGCAAGTCAGTACAAAAGCCGTCTCTTTCTGGCGACTTTCCTGATACGGCTGGTGGTAACAAGTGTGGACGCCTTTCTCGTGCTGAAGAAGAAAGCATGAGTGCAGATGACCCGCGTGTTCTTTTGAGCAAATCGGTAAACTGTAATCAGGTTCTTTACGGTATACTTGACGCACCTGACGCTGTTCTTGCAGACGGTACAGCTTCTCCGATTGAGTCTATGGCATTCGTAGCCTACTTCAAGCGTTCAGGCTTTCGTCCCGTCAGCGACTTCATCAAACAAAACCTGACAGACAAAAAGATTCTTATGCAAAAGGCAGTCATCGAACTGACTACTGAAAAGCAAAAGAACGGTGGCGTTGTCTACTGGACACCAAAGCTTTCCCTTGTAAAAGAGGTGGGAAGCATCACGGACAACGACAAAGAACTTATCAAGAAGTTCACTGACACGGTTCGCGGACAAAACGAATCTGTGTTCGAAGAGTACAAGGCTGCACAAAAGGCAATGATGTCAAGTGATGACATCGACCTTTCTCAGCGTTTGGCTGGCTAACAATGCTGGCTCTTGTAGAAGTACAGGACTTTCTGCAAAAAGCAGGGCGGGGGGAGATTGACTCCTCCCGTCTTGAGCCGCTTATCGAACAATTCGGTGAGGACTGTAAAGCGGCAATGCGGAAACAGTTCTCTCGAAATAGTGGCTACCGCATCCGCATGTCGGGTGTCGGACGCCCTCTTTGCCAACAACAGTTAGAAAAAAGGGGCATGACCCAAGATGTTGCGTACAACGACATCGTAAGGTTTGCAACCGGAGACCTTCTTGAAGCGTTCGCAATCCTTGTGATGCGGGCGGCTGGACTCAAGGTTGTTGACGAACAAAAGTCTTGCACACTTGACATTGCTGGGGAAAAGATTAATGGCACACTTGACCTTATTTTGGATGTGGACGGGGAAGAAAAAGTTTGGGACATCAAGACCGCAAGCCCGTGGTCGTTCGAAAACAAATTCTCTGGACGTGGCGGATATGATGTCATCAAGGAGGACGACCCTTTTGGATACATTATGCAAGGTCATTTGTACGGGGAATCAGAAAACAAAAACTTCGGCGGATGGATTGTAATCAACAAATCATCCGGTGAGTGGGATTTTGTCCAAGCACCCGAAGACCAAAGCGAAGACCGCGAGGCTTATCTAAAGGAAGCAGAGCGTCGTGTTAACGCTATCGTCAACGACGAAGAATTTAAGGTTCCGTTCCAAGACGAGTTCGAAACCGTAAAGATTGACGGACAGGTTATTCGAACCGGCAATAAGCTTATGCCGAAGACGTGTACCTTCTGTTCGTTTAAAGAACACTGCTGGCCAAAGGCAGAGTACGGTCCCAAGGTAACTTCACGGGCCAAGTTCAAGCCTCACGTCTGGTACACCAAGCTGGTTAAACGGGAGTTGTGATGTGCCTATACTTTACACTCCCACATATCCAAGGGAATTGTTTAATCTGAATCCGGAACTCCGCTGCGTTTTTGTGGAATCCCACGAGAAACGTGGTGGCAGTCCGGCTACCGTCATGGTTCGCAACCTTGACATCTCCCTTCCCCTGACTCTTCGAGATAACTATTCTGACAGTGGGTGCCTATCGTCAGACACAGAGGCCCGTGACATAAAGACTATCGAAGAAGAGTGTCAGGCAATAGCTTACACTTTAAGGCAAGGAGCAACTGTATGCCTTCCGACTCTTCTCTTAGCCGAAGAGATTCAACGACTAAAAAAGCGTTCACCAAAAGTAGAACAGTATCTCTTGAAAAGGCTAGAAGGAATGAAGGTGGGATTTCCGTTGCAAGGATTATGAGACGTACAAAATACAGGTCAAATTTTGAACTGGGCATTGCCCGCTCACTTACAGAAAAAGGAATACAGTTTGAATACGAACAGGAGAAGCTGGTTTACATCCCCAAGCCGCGAACCTACACTCCTGATTTTTACATTCCCGAAACGAACATCTACGTTGAGGCCAAAGGCCATCTTGACAAGGGTGACAGGGTAAAGATGCAACTTGTAAAGGAACAGCATCCGGAACTTGACATTCGATTCGTTTTTATGAATGCTAGAAATAAGATTTATCGCGGAAGCAAAACAACCTACGCTGCTTGGGCGAACCGATATGGTTTCCAGTGGGCAGAGGGCGGCATACCAGAGGAGTGGTTAAAAAATGAGTGACGCAGAATTTGAAAAGACTCTGGAGGTTGCCAGTCTGTTACCTGAACGGTACTATATGATTATTCGTCAAGATGGGGAAGACAGCTTCTCTATGTCTGCGTACGACACAACAAAAGATGAGGAAACTGATGAGTTCGTTCCAGCGGGTTCGGTTATGCTTGCAGGACTTGTCGAACTGTTAGAGAACGATTTCGAAAGAGTCATGTCCGCAGGATTGGCCCGCATGTCTTTTCAAGAGTTGGCTGACGAGATTCTTAAAGACGAAAGTGACGAAGACAAAAGAAAAGTCGAACGCATGGGCGAGAACATCTTGAAGGTAGATTTTGGGAGAGAGCAGTGATTAAGAACAATTGGAATCTTAACAACTACCAGATGCAAGCCCGCAAGACGGCTATCTATCCGGACGAATCAAAGATAGTGTACCCTGCGCTGGGTCTAGCTGGTGAGGCCGGTGAGGTTGCAGACAAGGTAAAGAAAATTATTCGAGATGGTCGCACGGATGCACTTTACTACGGAGAAATTGCAAAAGAGATTGGTGACGTACTTTGGTATTGCGCTGTCCTTGCAGATGATTTAGGATACTCTCTACAGCAAATCGCAGAGATAAACATACACAAGCTTAACTCTCGTGCGGCAAAGGGAACAATCAGCGGCAGTGGAGATAACCGATGACAGACTACAACAAAATAATGAAAGACATAGAAATGAAACGCCAGTGGAAAGATGTAGATTGGCTAGAAGAAGTGAGGCCCGACAATGTTAACCATCCGCCACACTACAATCAGGCAGGTATCGAGTGCCTTGACGCAATCGCGGCGGCGACAGGTGACGGCTTCGAACACTACCTGCAAGGAAACATCCTCAAGTACCTCTGGAGATACCGTTACAAAAACGGACTTGAAGACCTCAAAAAAGCCCAGTGGTACTTGAATAAACTTATTGCAACAAAGGAAGAAAAAAAATGAACAACATGCTACCTACACCGTATCAACAATTTATCCACAAGTCGCGCTACGCTCGTTGGCTTGAAGACGAACAGCGCAGAGAAAACTGGGATGAAACTGTTGACCGGTACGTAAACTTTATGGTTAATCAAGTACAGGGTAAATGTAATTACAAAGTAGATACAAAAGTTGTAGAGGAGATTCGGGAGGCCATCTTGAATCTTGAGGTGATGCCGTCTATGCGGGCAATGATGACTTCTGGTCCGGCCCTTGCGCGAGACAACATCTGTGGGTACAATTGTAGCTACATTCCTGTAGACAGCCCCCGTTCGTTCGATGAGTGCATGTACATTCTTATGTGTGGTACGGGTGTCGGATTCTCTGTGGAACGGGAGAATGTGGACAAGTTGCCCACTGTTTCAGATAACTTCGATGATTCGGATATTGTCATCACGGTTGGCGACAGCAAGATTGGCTGGGCCAAAGCATTTCGCGAACTGATTGCGTTGCTTTACGCAGGGCAAGTTCCCTCGTGGGATATGTCAGGGGTTCGTGAAGCGGGCGAACGCCTAAAGACTATGGGTGGCCGTGCGTCTGGTCCGCAACCGTTGGCTGACCTGTTTAATTTCACCGTCCAGATGTTCAAAAAGGCAAAAGGACGTAAGCTATTCCCTATCGAATGTCACGACTTGATGTGTAAGATTGGGGAGATTGTTGTTGTTGGCGGGGTGCGGCGTTCTGCGCTTATCTCCCTTTCGAACCTGAACGATGACCAAATGGCCCACGCTAAATCGGGTCAGTGGTGGGAACATGAAGGTCAACGTGCCCTCGCCAACAACAGCGTTTCGTACAAAGGCAAACCAGAGATGGGAACCTTCATGCGGGAGTGGCTTGCACTTTACGACAGCAAGTCTGGTGAGCGCGGCATCTTTAACCGTGAGGCTGCTGACAAACAGGTGGGCCGCAACGGACGCCGTGAACAAGGCCACATGTGGGGAACGAACCCGTGTTCCGAAATTATCCTTCGCCCGTACGAGTTTTGCAACCTTTCGGAGTGCGTGGTTCGCGAAACGGACGACCTGAAGTCTTTGAAGCGTAAGGTTCGTCTTGCAACCATTATTGGAACCATTCAGTCAACCCTGACTGATTTCAAATATTTGAGGAAGATATGGAAGGACAACACAGAAGAAGAACGATTGTTGGGCGTATCTTTGACTGGTATCATGGACCATTCCGTGCTTTCAAAGAATACAGACTCAAAGAAGTGGCTCGAAGAAATGCGGCAAACAGCAGTGGATACGAACAAGGAGTTTGCCCAACTTCTAGGAATCCCACAAAGCAGTGCCATTACTTGTGTCAAGCCGTCGGGCACTGTGTCTCAGCTAGTGGACGCAGCAAGCGGTATTCACGCCCGCCACAATGACTATTACATCCGTACGGTTCGCGGCGACAACAAAGACCCGCTGACCCAGTTCCTTAAAGAGCAGGGTGTACACAGCGAACGTGACGTTACAAAGCCAGAGTCTACGACTGTGTTTTCGTTTCCGGTAAAATCTCCAGAGGGGGCTATTACACGGACACAGATGACAGCCATAGAACAGCTAGAGTTGTGGAAGACGTACGCTTTGCACTGGTGCGAACACAAGCCATCAATCACTGTCTCTGTAAAGGAACACGAGTGGATGGAAGTCGGTGCGTGGGTGTACGCGAACTTTGACGTGGCATCAGGTGTTTCGTTCCTTCCGTTCAGTGACCACACCTACCAACAGGCTCCGTATCAAGACATCGAACCCGATGACTATCTTGAGTGGATGCAGGTGTACAAAGACATGTACATAGACTGGTCTGCGCTTTCGGAGTACGAAAAAGAAGACCACACCACAGGTTCACGAGAGTTAGCGTGTACGGCTGGGGTTTGTGAAGTTGTTGACTTGAATGCGGCGTAAAATACGTCACAACGTATAAACTATATTTATCGTTTGTAGCGTATACAATGTAGGGGTGTAAATATGCTGGTACTTTTCGTAGACCCTTTAAATCAAGAGGCCATTTATGGTAGGGATAGGCCGGAAAAGCTAAGAGAATGGATGTGTGACTGCCAGCACCACTACAAGGAGTTTTATTGACACATGGAACTATCAATCACAGTAACAGATATCGTTGAAACGTCAGACGGTGGTGCCGCTGTAGTTTTCGAACTGAGTGAAGATGCACGTCAAGCCTTGCTTTCCTATGCTTTGCGTGATATCTTGACAAAGAACTTAACAGAGGTAATCAATGACGAAAAAATCGGTGACTTCGAAACAGTCGACATCGAAGAATACATCGCTAATCTGGAAGAGGGGTCCGGATTGGATACAGTTCAATCCTCCCCGTAATCATCCAAGCAAGGATGAGTGGCTAAAGTTAAAGGAGAAAAAAGGTGGCTGAAGCTGAACGTACAATTACAATCAACGACAAAGAATACAAACAGTCGGAACTGGACGGTGTGCAGCAGTATTACCTCCAACACGTAGACGACCTCGACTCTCGTATACGGGTAGCCCAGTTTGCCCTTGACGAGATGCGGGCTGCGCGAGAATACTTTGGCAACTCTCTTGCCGCCTCTGTTCTTGAACAGGAAGTTGGTGAAGCTGTTGGTGAATCCAATGAATAGCATGGAGCCGTGTGTGGCGGACCGCAAGAAGTTTGACCTTGACCTTGCCTACGGTAAGGTTCGCGAACAGCGGGTTGCAGACATGTTGCAAGAGGGTCGCATAGAGGTGAAGTCAGAGCGGGACATGTGGGTTCGAACCGGTAACATAGCCATTGAGTTCGAGTCGTACGGTAAGCCTAGTGGCATTGCTGCAACAGAATCTGACTTTTGGTTCCACAACCTGTGCATAGGGGACGCAACTTTTGCAACCCTTGTGTTCGACGTACCATCTTTACGGCGAATCATTGACAACCTTGACTACAAACGGGTGGTGTCAGGTGGAGACAACAACGCCTCTCGTATGTACCTTCTGAACATCGAGAAGCTTTTTACAACGGTCGAAGTGAAGGCGTATCGGGATGAAACAGCAAATACCACGGGCTGAACTTTTCAAGTGCACAGCTTGTATGACAGAGCGGAGAAACATCGAACTGGATATGGATGCGGTGAATCCG